TTCTCAGCGGAACCCCCTCAATGCCGCTGCGCGCAGCGCAACCTGCATGACGATGATACGTCCACCGCGCCACTCGGCGGCGTCGGTGTCCTGGGGGCCGAAGTCCGACCAGGGCGAAGTCTCGCCCATCTGGGCGGCCTCTTCTCGATCATGCTCGCGCGCGGCGGCTTCGGCGGTCTCCTCGCTGATGACAAGGGCGTCGGGGATCAGGGCGTGCCAGCGCTTGTAGCCTTCGAACTTCTTCTCGATGCGATCGTCATCGGGCGTGATGCCCAGCCGAACTTCGATCATCGTCATGCAGGCGATGACGTCTGCCATTTCATCCGCCATCAGGTCGGCATTGGGGCGGTTCTTGTCCGGATCGACCTGCTCGAGACCGTGGCTGATGCATCGTGCGGCGCGGCCGGCGAGCTCGTTGCACTCCTCGATGAGCTTGGACAGCATGGCCAGGCGGAACGGGTCTTGCTCGGGAACCCACGGCGAGATCTTGCCTTCGGTCAATTGACGCCTCCCGTGCGGAGGATGAGGCCGATATAGATGGCGAAGCCGAAGACAAGGCATATGGCGGCGAGCCAGAGGATTTCGCGCGCAGTTGCGGGCGGGCTTGTCGCCACTGCCGCCTTGTCCCGCTTGAGCAGGATTCCGGTGCCGTTGCTGGTGATGTGGATCATGTCGGCCGCGTCTTCGTCGGCCGGGGCTGTGCTGGACATGATTGACTCCTTGCTGGCGAGGCTGATCGCCGCCGCCTCGCTATTCGGCGGCGCCATTCTTGAGGCGGCTCATGAGCCGCTCCCTGATGGCATCCTTGGAAAGCTCCCGGGCCCTGGCCTCGGCCAGCGCAGCCTCGAGGTACTCGGCATAGGGCAGGTAGACGTGCCCGCTCTTGCCGGCGCGGTGCACGATAACCGCCAGCCGGTCGAGGCATCGCTCGATCCGTTCGGCGCTGACGTGTTCACCGGCCGGCGCGGGTTTCATGGCCGCACGAGTCCGTACTGGGCGATGTCGCGCTTGAGCGCGCCGAGGAAGGCGGCCTCGGCGTCGGGCCAGGCGAGCGGCTTGATCGAGCGGATGCGCTTGAAGGGTGGTGTCTCGAAGGGCGCGGCGCCGTTGGCGTGCGGAATGAGCAGTTTCCATTCGGTGGCCAGGGCAACCTCGTCGGCGTGGGCTACGGCTGCGGCCACCTCCGGGGATGGCGGCAGCAGGCAGAGGGCCTCGAGGATGGCGCTGTCGACCTCGGCCTTGATATCGGCCACCGCCTTGCGCACCCCGGGCCAGTCGAGCGCCAGGCGCGCCACGATCGGCCGGATCTTGTCGCCGACGACGTATTCGTGGCCGTCATGGAGGCGGGCATGGATCACGTCCCCGGCAAGGGCCGGGTAGAGCGTCACGAAGATATCGGCCACGAGGTTGGAATGCTGGGCCACCGAGATCGGCAGCTCGGTGGCGCCAGCCCAGCGATTGATGATCGCCAGCCCGTGCGCCATCGCCTCGATCGAGATCGTCGAAGCCTGCGGCGCCGCCAGGTCGACAATGCCGGTGAAGGTGGCCACCGGAATGAAGGCGCGCTGCTTTAGCCGGCTGCGGCCCGCCTCGGTGATGGCGAAGTCGAGAAAGTGGACCTGGCGCGCCTGCCCCAGGCGTTCCAGGCGGGATGCAACCGCCCTGGTCGAAGAATGGGTGGCGATCACGCGGCCGCGGGCGAGTTGGGCGAGCAGCTGCAGCTCCTCGTCGACCGGATCGGCGTCCGCGGCTTCCTGAGCCGATGTCGTCAGCACGGGGCATCCTCCCGGATGACCTTCGTCTTGTGGATGTGGATGCGCTGGCTCTGGGCCTTGGCCCGGGCGAGCATGCGCTCGCGCGCATCGGCGGGGCTGGCGGCCTGCAGGTCGGCAGTTTGAGGCGTCCGCCTGGCGTCGGCGAGCAGATCGTAATGGACGCGGAAGTAGACCAGGGGGTGCGTATCCATCACGCACCCCGCGGCGGCTCGGAGCCCGCAAAGTCATCCGAAGCAAGAGCTATCGCCTCGGGCAGCAGATCCTCGATCTCGCGATGCGTAAACGCGTTCGACTGGAGACAGGCAACGATGATGAGCTTGTCGGGAAAGAGATCGAGGATGGCTCTGCGTGCCAGGTCGAGCCGCTTGGGGCGATCGTAGCGAGGCGCGTCCCTCACCATCTCATTTCGGGCGGCGTCGATAGCCTTGGAGGCCAATGCGCCGATCTGTTCTTTCGTGAAATCGCGAAGGAGCAAATCCTCATCGGATACGCCGACGCCCTGGCCACGCAGCTCCTTCAGCGTCTCAACCATGCGCCGGAACTCGGCGTTATCGTTGATCGGCAAGGTCGAAGTTAGAAAAGATTGCGGATGCGCATCAAGCATCTACGTTCACTCCCGACGGTTTTCGTTCGGCAGTGATGGTTGCGTTTAATGCAACATATGTCAATTACGAAAGTTGCGTGAAGCGCAACTAGAGTGCCTTCTTGTCCTTCGTCTCGCGTGGAAACGCCGCTTCCAGCGTTTGCTTGATGCGGGTTAGCTCGTCAAGCGACCTCTCCTGGAGGAACCTAACCATCCAATCGTCGTCCGGGTGGCGGAACAATCCTGTTACCTCGGTCGAAAAGAGCGCCGCGAGAGGCTCAAGGTACTTCTCCGAGGGCAATGAGCCGGAAAACCAGCGCGACACCACTGATTTGTCCGCCCCGATCTCTCGGACGATGTCGGCCTGCGAAAGGCCACGCTTCTCGGCCCACTCAACAATGAAGTGAATGCGGGGTGGGGTCTTGTCGCCGTGGATCGTATTGAGTTTCGCCATGCGCAACTGTATGGCCGCAGCAAGATTGGCGTCGTTAGCACCAAACGCAAGGTTGCGCTTGACGCAACGTTGCGTTTGACGCAACCTAGCCAACATGGAACACCCGCTTCGTATTGCTCGATCTGCCGCCAAACGCAGTGTTGAAGATGTCGCTCTCGAGGCGGGCGTCACCAAGTCCACGATATCTCGTGTCGAGACCTGGATGTCTGACCCGTCGGTCAGCCTCATCCGAACCCTGTGCGTGATGTTTCCCAGCTTGACGCCCAATGACTTCATCATTGTGGCCGAACGGAGCGAACATACGTGAGCTTGTCATTGCTCTTCGCGCTCCGTGGTGTGCCCGGACAACAGCGCGCCGTCGTCGGCGCTCTGCTGCCCTGGCGCCGTGGCGAGTGGTGTCCAGGGATCTTCCTGCTCAACTTGGCGGGCGGGCTGAGCCCCAGGCAGCCTGCCCGTCCTCTTGAGGGAGGCGCACGATGAGCCGATCACTGTTCCGTCGCCTTTCCGACGCCTGGTGGGCGTTCCGGACCGGCCATAGCCGACGGGACGAGGAGCGCGCCCTGGACCGCCGATTCTATCTGGTGGCGCGCAGGTTGCTGCGGCGTCAAATGTCGGCGGAATCGCTGATCCTGCGCTCATTTGATGCCGTGACCGGCGTCAGCCTCTATCCGCCGGAAGAGGTCGATAGCCTTCGCAAGCCCGCTTTCTCGACACAGGTCATGGTCGATCTTTGCCTCAGCCGGCAGCAATTGCCGCAGGTTGACGTGGGGCGTGAAATTCTGCGTCGCGCGCGCCAGCGCTTTCACGAGAGCCTGCCGCCTGCCGGCATCGCGCGCGACGATCTCGCCGGCCAACTCGCGGCAGATGGCGAGCAGGGCTCTGTTGCAGATAGCCTCGATGACGAGCTGTTCCTCGGTCGTGGGGATTGCCATGGCGTGCTCCGTTCTTCCGCCCTGTTTGGCGCAGTGCGGCAGGCTTTGCACCGTATAAATGCAGGCGATTTCATACATCGCTGCCAGAAGTGGTGGCGGCGATGATGGCGCGACGCCTCCCAAATCAGACCTATGGCCTCTTCAAGGCGCGGTTCGACCAGTTGCTGGATCGGTTCGGCGGCTCGACCGGCGCGGCAGGCTATACCCGTCTTTCCCAGCCCGACCTGAGCCGCTGCGCCTCCACCAGCGAGCACAATGCGGACCGGTTCGTCGCGATCGACGTCCTGGCGGATCTCGAAGACGCTGCCGGCGACCCCGTGGTCAGCCGCGAATTGTGCGCGCGCCTCGGCTTCCTGGTGGTGCCGCTGCCGAAAGGCGAGGGGCCTGCCCAGGTGCTCAAGGCCAGCGGTCGCTCGGCATCAGAAATGGGCAAGCTCATGGTCGAGGTCGGCGCGGCACTCGCCGACGGCCGCATCGATCTGCGCGAGGCCAACGCCATCCTCAAGGGCGTCAACCAGGTCATGATCGACCTCGCCCACCTCGCCGAGAGCGTCCGCCAGGAAGCCTTTCGAGAGGAGGAGCGGTCATGATGAAGTCGCGGCCCAGCCGGGCATCGCAGATCGTGGACGCACGCCGCCGCAGGCGCGCGCATTCGGGCAGGCTCGAATGCGTGGTGCACTACGGCATCAACGGCGATGACCTGTTCGAAATCGGCCATGCCGGTTATCCGGTGCCGCTGCTCATCGACCGTCAGGGGCTGCTCGAGCTCAAAGGGCTTCTGGCCGAGGCCGAGGAAAAATCCGAAGAGGCCGACCGTCGCGGGGCCGCTGCGCGCATGTTCGAGCGCTCGGAAAGGCTGCGCCCATGAGCCTGCCTTACCACCAATACGCCAACCTCTTTCCGCTGATCGAAGGGCGTGAATTCAGCGAGCTCGTGGCCGACATTCGCGAGAATGGCCTGCTCGACCCGATCGTGATGCTCGATGGCCGCATTCTCGACGGACGCAACCGTTTTCGGGCCATGCTGACCGCCGGCCTGCTGTCGGACGATGATCTGAACAGTGCGCGCAAGGGCTTCTCCAACCGGACTTTCCGGCAGTTCGTGCCCGAGACCCAAGGCGATCCATTGACCTGGGTGCTCTCGAAGAACCTGCGCCGTCGCCACCTCACGCCCGGCCAGTTGGGCATGCTCGGCGCCGATATCGCCACCATGCGCCAGGGCGAGCGCACCGACCGCAAGCCCGACCTTCCCGCAATTGAGGGAAGGTCCGAACCCAGCCAGCCCGTCAGCCAGGCGCAGGCGGCCCAGATCGTCGGCACGCCCGTGGCCAATGTCGAGCGCGCCCAGGCGGTCAAGAAGAGCGGTGCTCCCGAGCTGGTCGAGAGCGTGCGCAAGGGCGATGTTGCGGTGTCCGCGGCGCTCGAAATTGCCAAGCTTCCCGTCACCGAGCAGCTCAACGTGCTGCGCACGGCCGATCCGCGGGCCCTGGCGCGTATTGCCAAGGAGCGCCGGCAGGAAGTGCAGGAGGGCAAGCGCGCGCGCCGCGAGGAGCGGGAGCGGGAGCTGGCCGAAAAGGTGATGGCGCTTCCGGACCGGAAGTATGTGGTGATCCTGGCGGATCCCGAATGGCAGTTCCGTGTCTATTCGCAGGCCAGCGGCATGGATCGGGCGGCCGACAACCACTACCCGACCTCACCGACCGATGAGATCGCCGCGCGTGACGTGCGCTCGATCGCCGCCGAGGACAGCGTGCTGCTGCTCTGGGCGACCGTTCCGATGCTGCTCGACGCCATCCGCGTAATGGAGGCGTGGGGCTTTGCCTACAAGACCCATTGGATATGGCTCAAGGATCAACTGGGCACGGGTTTCTGGAACCGCAACCAGCACGAGCTGCTGCTGCTCGGCGTTCGGGGTGCGCCGCCGGCGCCGGCAATGGGCGATCAGTTCCGCTCTGCCCTGGCCCATCCGGTTGGCGCTCACTCCGAGAAGCCGCCCTTCGCGCACGAGATCGCCGAGCGCTACTTCCCGAACGTTCCCAAGATCGAACTCAATGCCCGCCAGGCACGCCCCGGTTGGGCCGCATGGGGCCTCGAGGCCCCTCTCGAAACCCCGGTCGCCGACATCCCCTCGTCGGCGCCGCACGGGGAGGGGTTCCCCTCATCCCTCCCCGATCCTTCCCAAGCGAAAGCTTCCACGGGCAACGGCGCGACCGAAGCGGCTGCGGCGATTGAAGAGCCGCTCGACAGCGTGGCGGGAGAAGCGAGTAGGGCGAGCGTCGGCGCCGGTACCGACGCATCCGCATTCAAGTCGACGCCCGCCACCGATGCCGTGATCAAGGCGGCCTACGGGGTTGGCGCGGTCGACCTCTCCGCGCTCGCCGGACAATTGGGCGCGACCAAGCTGCAGGTGCGCCGCCGGGCCAACCAGCTTGGCCTGAGCAGCCGCGAGCGCCAGCGCGCCGCAGTCACGGAATCCAACAAGCGTCGAAGCAAAACGGGAGGGGCACAGTGACCCTGCTTTACGATCCTTTCATCCCCACGACGGGCGCGCCGCGCCGCCCCACCCGCATGGAGCTGCCGGCCGCAGGGCCGGCGCGCCATGCCCGGAACGTGCGGGCGCGCACCACCAGCCGCTTCATGCTGCGGGCCCCGAGCGGCGAATATGTCCGCTTCGACCTCGGCGGCCTGGTGACGCGGCGCGATCATGCCTGGATCGGCTTCGCTTCCGAACTGGAAGCTGTGCGCCGCAAGCATCCTGAAATGGCCGCTTATGCGGTGATCGTCGTCAAACCCCCGGCACGGCCGATCAACTACTTCGTCGGCAAGCGGGGGCCGCGGTGAGCGACCGCACGGGCATAGAGTGGACCGAGGCCACGTGGAATCCGCTGCGTGGCTGCTCGCGCGTGAGCGAGGGGTGCCGGCATTGCTATGCCGAAGGCATCGCTGCGCGGTTCTCCGCCCCCGGCCAACCCTATGACGGGCTGGCTCGGCTCGTCACGCGCCCGGGTGGCACGAGCGAGGCGCGATGGGCCGGCAAGGTGGTGCTGGCTCCCGAGAGCGCGCTCAAGCAGCCGCTCCGCTGGACGCGGCCGCGGCTGATCTTCGTCAATTCCATGAGCGACCTCTTCCACGAGGCGGTGCCGGATGAATGGATCGACCAGGTGTTCGCCGTCATGGCGGCGGCGACCTGCCACACTTTCCAGATCCTGACCAAGCGCCCCGAGCGCATGCGGGCCTACATTTCCAGCCCGGCGACGGTCGATCGCATCCTGATGCGGGCACGCGAGCTCGATCCGGCGCTCTGGTATCTGGACTGGCCGATGCCGAACGTCTGGCTGGGCACCAGCATCGAAGATCAGCCGACGGCCGATACCCGGATTCCCTACCTGCGCCGCACGCCGGCAGCGGTGCGCTTCGTCAGCGCAGAGCCGCTTCTTGCTCCGGTCGATCTCTTCGCAGCGCTGGGCGTGTCGGTGCACCACCACCCGGCCAACCGCCAGACGACGGCGCTCAACGCCCTGGTGATCACGGCGGCGGGCCGCGCCCTGCAGGAAAGCGGCGGGTCCCGTATTCACCAGGTGATCGTTGGCGGCGAGAGCGGCCGGCGTGCGCGTCCGATGCATCCGGCCTGGGCCCGACTGCTGCGCGACCAGTGCAAGGCGGGCGGCATCGCCTTCTTCTTCAAGCAATGGGGTGAGTGGACCGACGCCGACGTCGCTTTCGACGGTGCCGCACCGCACCCGCTCAATTTTGCCGATGCCGGGCGCTTGGCCGAGCAGCTGGGCGTGCCGTTCGAGCATCACTCCGATGGTTCGACCCTGGTGCGCGTCGGCAAGCGCAAGGCCGGCCGGCTGCTCGATGGCGTGCTGCACGACGCCATGCCTGCTCCCCTCAACCCTCAATCGGCCTCACACGAAAGGATCTGGGCATGAAGTCCGCTATCCAACTCATCCGGGAGGCTGATCGCGGTCAGCTTCTCACCGACATGGAGGGTGCCCTCCAGGAGATCGTCAACGCCATGGAGCTCTATGGCGGCACCGGCGACATGACCATCAAGCTCAAGGTCAAGAAAAAGGGCGACGCCTACATGATCGGCAGTGAGCTCAAGTTCACCGTGCCGCAGCCGCCCCGCATCGAAGCGATGTTCTTCTTCGATGCCGACGAGGGTGAGTTCACCCGCCGCGACCCCCGCCAACCCCAGATCCCGTCAGTCGTCCAAGCCGCCGATTTCAATCCGCGGCGCAACCCAACGGAGTAACAGCCTATGGCTCCCAAACCTGAAAGTGCCGCCCAGCAGCTCGCCTCGGAGATCAGTCTTTCCGGCGACGTTGCTGCCATTCTCGATATCGGGCGGACCGTCGCCGCGCCCGTTGTCGTCGCCAGGCCCGACGGGGCGCAGATGCTGGTCTATGGCAAGGACCTTACTGCCCAGGTCATGCCGGCGCTCAACCTCATGCTTCCCGAGCGGGTAACCCAGCGCGAGGTGCTGGTCGAGCCGGCGTCGTTCGTCGATTATCTCATCCGCTTCAAGTCGACGACGGCGATCTGCCGCGCCTCGCTCTCCAAGAACTCGATCGAGGCCGTGCTCGACTATCATGGCCCCTCACGCACCGACACTGCCGATGGCGCAGTCCCGCAGCCGCTTTCCCATATCGTTGTTCTCGAGTGTCCGTTCGACATCGACTATGCGCGCTGGCGCGACGTGTTCGGCAAGCAGCTCAAGCAGGGCGAACTGGTCGAGCTGCTCGAGGACATGATCCACACGATCGGTGAGCCCTTCGCGGCCGATCTCATGGATTCGATCAACGAACTCAAGGTCGACCGCTCGATCAAGTTCAAGTCGGGCATCAACCAGACCAACGGCACCGTCCGCCTGACCTACGAGGAAAACGACACCGACGCGGGTGGCGTCGGCCAGGTGACCCTGCCACAGGAACTCAAGCTCATCGTGCCGGTGTTCCAGGGCGGCAATCCGGTCGAGATCGTGGCGAAGCTTCGCTACCGGCTCGATCGCGGCGCCATCGGCTTCATCGTGGCGGTTCCCGGGCTCGACAAGCTCGAACGCGACCAGTTCCGCAATATCGGCGAGCTCGTTCGCGAAAAGACCAATACCCCGGTCTACTACGCCGCCTAGCGCGGGCCTCGGCCCGCGTGCATGCCATGCGGGCCCTCATTCTTCCTTCCTTGGGGGCGGCATTGAACGATCTTCCGGAGATGGCGCTGTCGATACGGCAGCCTTGGTGCTGGGCCATTCTTGAGGCCGGCAAGGATATCGAAAATCGCAGCTGGTGGACGTCGCGGCGCGGGCCGATCTGCATCCATGCCAGCAGCGGCATGACGGGCTTCGAATACGAGGATTGCCTGGCGACCCTGCACGGGATCAGCGCCAGCCATCCGTTCGCCCCGGGCCTCAGGTTGCCCGCCTTCGATGATCTGCAGCGCGGTGGCATCGTGGGCGTGGTTGATATCGTCGATGTGGTCACGCGCAGCGCCAGCCCGTGGTTCTTTGGCAATTACGGCTTCGTGCTGGCCAATGCTCGCGCCGTCCCCTTCGTGCCCGTGAAGGGCAAGCAGGGATTCTTCCGCTGGCAGGAGCGGCTCTGATGGCGAAGCTTTCTCTCTGGCTGCATCGCGAGGAGCGCGATGCCTGGCTCGTCTCGCGCTCCGGCCTAGGCGCAGGCGTCTATCTGCCCAAGTCGCAGATCGCCCTCGATGAGGGGCACCCGCTGCCGCTCGCCGGCCCCGTGGGGCCTGTCGTCATCGTCCTGCCCGATTGGCTGGCGGAGGATCGTGGCCTCGTCGACCGCGAGGACGAAGCGCAGGGAGGGTTGTTCTGATGAACAAGTTTCTCCCGTCTCAGAATTGGGCGCTCGACGATCGCATGACCGTGGTGCTGTTCGCCGGCATGGGCGGCGGCTGTGACGGACTCGAGGACGCCGGCTTCCATGTGCACCTGGCGATCAACCACGACCCGCTGGCGATTGCGGTTCATGAAGCGCGCCACCCTCACACCACACATATGCGCTGCGACGTGTTCGAGGTGGATCCGCGCACGGCCACGCGCGGAAGAGGTGTCCGTGTCCTCCATGCCTCTCCCGACTGCACGCACTTCTCGGTCGCCAAGGGCAGCAAGCCTGTCAGCAAACGGCGTCGTTCTCTCGCCTGGGTGGTCATCCGTTGGGCTGGTCAGGTTCGGCCGGAAGTCATCACGCTGGAGAACGTGCGCGAAATCCAGACCTGGGGGCCGCTAATCGCCAAGCGCGACAAGAAGACAGGTCGTGTGCTCAAGCTGGACAAAACCGTTGCGGCCAAGGGCGAGCGCGTCCCGGTGGAGCAGCAATGGCTGGTGCCCGATCCGCGCCATAAGGGGCGCATCTGGAAAGCTTGGCTCAAGCACCTCGCTGCGCTCGGCTATAGCTTCGATGGCCAGGTGCTGGTCTGCGCCGACTATGGTGTTCCCACGATCCGGAAGCGGTTCTTCGGCGTGGCCAAGGCTGATGGCTCGTCCATTGCCTGGCCGGAACGCACCCATGCCCCGCGTAAGCTGGCCAGGAAGCTCAAGCTCAAACCTTGGGTCGGCGCGCACACGATCATCGACTGGTCGTTGTCCATGAAGTCCATCTTCGATCGCAAGAAGCCGCTCGCCGACGCCACGCTTCGTCGGATAGCTCGCGGCGTCATTCGCTACGTGATCGATGCGCAAGACCCATTCATCGTGCCGATTTGCCAGACGGGAAGCACCACGTCGGGGCGGCCCTCTTCTGAGCCGCTAGGCACACTCACATGTGCCAAGGGGGGCGAGATGATGCTGATTTCGCCCCGACTGAGCCCGAACGCCAACCGCATTCATGAGGAGTTCGATCGAATCGGAATTGCCAGGCCGCTGGTCGTTGACACCGCCCACGGCGAGGGTATGGGGCGAGGTGTTTCTGAATGGCCTGCGGAGGAGCCTTTGCGCACCCTCTCGGCCAGTCCTGGTAAGGCTGTCGCCGCGGTGCATCTGGCGAAGTTCTCCGAAAACGCCGCCGGATTTGACCCGCGAGAGCCGCTGAATACCATCATGGCGGGAGGCCAGGGGCACGCGGTCATTGCTGCCACCATGGTCCAAACCGGTTACGGCGAGCGCGACGGTCAGGCACCGCGAAGTCTCGACCTCGGTGAGCCCGCTGGTACGCAGGTCGCCGGCGGTTCGAAGGCGGCGCTCGTCGCCGCGTTCCTTGCCCAGCATAACGCCGATAGCCGCCGCGTAGGCGGCGTCAATCCGGGGAGAGATGCTCACGATCCGCTTGCCACCCTGACGATGCAATCGCAGGTGGGTGTGGGCGCGGTCACCCTTGGGCGTCTGCGCGGCGCCGATGTTGCCGGCCAGGACATCTGCGAGCCGCTTCCTACCCAGACCTGCGGTGGCGGGCATGAAATGCTCATCATGCCGTTCCTCCAAACCTACTACGGCTCGGGCGACAACAATCACAGCGCCCTCGATCCGCTTCATACGGTGACGGTTGGCGATCGGCACGGCCTCGTCACGGTTGAGGTTGATGGCCAGACAATGGTGATCACCGACATCATGATGCGCATGCTCGATTGGAGCGAGGGCGCTCGCGCCCATGGCTTTGAGCCCGAAAGCCTGATGCACGAAATTGAGGTCGTGGATTCTCGCGGTCGCGTCACGCGCCGAAAGCCCAACAAGACCGAATGCGGGCACCTGATCGGCAACTCGGTGCCGCCGCGCATGGTGAGGCTGCTGGCCGAGTGCAACGCTCGTCGGGAGCTCGTAGCAGCATGACCACCTCGCTCGAATGGGGGTTTCGCGAGCTTGATCTGCGGCGCGCCGAGGATGGTCGATTTCCGGTCGAACCGGTGCGTGGCACGGCTGAATGGGATGAGTTCGCGCGGATGAAGCGCGCGCGGGCCCGCCGGCGCAAGGCGATGGGATTCTCGCGGGCCCATGCGCGCTCGTGGGTCAATGAGGCAGCTCGCCGGGAAGGTGGGGCATGAAGACGATGCCGCTGACCCGGTTCACCGCAAATACCCGGGCGATCTGCTACGGGTGCGATGCCGCCTGGCACGGGCCTGCGGGGCCCAGGCAGGCCCGCGACCATGCCTTCGCCACCGGTCATCATGTCGAGGTCGAGACGGCCGTTACGGTCAACTACAACCCGCTCGAGCAGAGCGCGGAAGTAGCCGAAGCCGTCGAGCGAGCGCGTGCTGTGTGGCTCGAATTCGGCGAGCAGGATGGCGCTGCCGCATGACGTTGCTAGGCCGCTTCCACCAACACCACCAGCCGCTTGCCCAGCACCTTAAGGCCCGCCTCGAGCGCCTGAATCTTGGTCTGGTGATAGGGGTCGCGCATCCGCGCCACCTCGTTCTTGGCTTTGCCGAGCCTGGCCGCCATTTCGGCGAGCGAAAGCCCGCTTTCGTCGAAAGCTCGGATGAACGCGAGCTTGGCCGACGTGCTGGCCGAAACCGGGATCAGGTGCTGATCCTTGGCGGGCTTGGCCTTCGCGCTCGCCGGCTCCGGCAGCGCCTTGCGGTCGTTCGCCATGGTGAGCAGCATCACCTCGAGCGCGTCCTGCGCGTTCTCGATCGCCTCCGCCAGATCCTTGCCGGCCGATACCGCGCCGGGCACATCCGGGAACTGCACGAGCCATCCGCCCTCGTCGGGCGTGAATTGAGCCAGGTAATGCATTGTCCTGCCTTTCAGTCCTCTGCGAACTTAGATCAGAAGCCGGGGCTATTTAAGCCCCAGCTGCTTGCGGATCAGCTTCTCGTACATCGGGGTTATCTCGCCCGACTTAACGGTCGTCTGCATGTCGCCAAAAAAGACGATGCAGTGGCCGCCCTTGCCGCGCCCCATATTGACCGAGAACGGCACGCCCATGTCGCGGGCTTCCTTGTTCAGCTTCTGGATCAACTGGTTGCGCTTCATCGCTCGCTCCGTTCGATGACCTTTACATCGCACACATTTATGTGTACGGCAAGCGAAAACGGACACAAAATTGTGTGCGGGGGATTGCGATGAAACCGATGCGACCCGTGCTGCGCTGGCACGGCGGAAAATGGTTGTTAGCGCCTTGGGTTATCGAGCATTTCCCTCGGCACAGAGTGTACGTCGAACCGTTCGGCGGAGCCGCCAGCGTGCTGCTTCGGAAAGAGCGCTCTTTCGGTGAGGTCTATAACGACCTCGATGATCAGGTGGTGGCGTTGTTCCGGATTCTGCGTGATCCCGCCAAGGCCTCCTTGCTAGCCGACGCCATTCGGCTCACGCCTTTTGCGCGGCGGGAATTTGAAGCCGCATACGAGCCTGCCGATGATGAAATGGAAGTCGCGCGCCGGCTGATTGTCAGGGCGTTTATGGGGTTTGGGTCCAATGCCCATTCCGCGAGCTCGCGATCACGGACGGGCTTCCGCGCGAACTCTTGGGCGTCAGGCACGGTGGGCCCGCGCGAGTGGGCCACCTATCCAGATCACCTGCGTGATGTCGTCGATCGGTTCAGGGGCGTTGTGGTCGAGCATCGCGAAGCCCTGGACTGCATGCGGCAGCATGATGGGCCGGAAACGCTCCACTATGTCGACCCACCCTATGTCGCTTCAACGCGGTCTCCTGCCAACAAGTATGACCTTAAGCACCGCATGTATCGTCATGAACTGACAGACGCGGACCACCAGGTCCTGCTTGCTGCCCTGTGCGGCCTCAGTGGGATGGTTGTGTTATCCGGCTATCCTTCCCCGATCTACGAGAACGCGTTGACCGATTGGAGGCGCGTGGAGCGCATGGCCCTCGCCGATGGCGCTCGGCCGCGCACCGAAGTGTTGTGGTTAAACCCTGCCTGTGCGGCTCGACTCCGGCGCGAAGGTGTCAGTGAGCAACTGGCACTTGAGGGGCTCGAAGTATGACCCTCTCAGCCGCCATCGTTAGGGAGCTTGTCGCCGCCGGCTTGGCCGGGCGGGACCTCGTTGCCGCCTGCGAGCGCATCGAGGCCGCCGACGCGCCTGGCCGGTCGCCTGCGGCCGTCCGGCAGGCCCGGTACCGTGCGCGCCAGCGTGAGCTTGTGGCCTCGACAGCCGAGCCTGTTGGCCGGATTGAGGTGGCCGAGCGTTACGTAACGCGCGTAACGCCTGAGCCGGCCAATTCTGACCGGGTCGCCGCTCCCGCGGTGCGCTCGACCATCGATAAGCACGCCGCCCGACGCGGGGTGAATGCCGCGCCTGGATTGTCGCCATCTGCGCGCCGCGTGGCCCATCAGCTTATCGATCACTTCAACCGCGAAACGGGGCGATGCGACCCCTCACATGGCCGGTTGGCGGGGCTTTGCGGCCTTTCCGAGCGCTCGGTGCGGCGCGCGGTTGCGGAGCTCGATGCCACCGGCCTGATCGAGCGGCGCCGGCATGGCGGCCGTTATCATGCCAATGCCTATGCGCCCGATTGGGGCCGGCTCGTCGCGCTCGACAATGGCCGGCTCCCGGGCAGCGTAACACCCGTAACGCAACGGCCGGTTTTGGCCACCGAGCAGGCCAGAATTGTCCGCCAAACCCATATAGAGAACCTAGATTCAAGATCTGGGTATGTGGCACCTCGGCGGGCGCGTCGACCCAACCCTGCCCAGCGGGAAATGCTGTTGCCGGTGCCATCGTCCAGCGCAGCGCGGGAGGCCGCCCATCGGCGCCTCTGGGACGCAACCAATGCCCATCTGCGCCGGCTTGGCTCTAGCGATGCATATGCCAAGGCGCTTGCGGCGCTCACCGAGCAGGATTGGGACCGGGGCACTGACGCCGAGCTTCGTCGCCAAGGCTCTGGCCTTGCCGTCTTGCTCGCCGGCACTGGCCCGCCGATCGCGGCAACGGGCTAGCGCCGGTGGGCGTGGATGGATCGGGCATGGGCTTTGGAAAATGGAAAGAGGCGGAATTGACGGGCAAGGCGACCAGAAAGCGGATGGATGTCGAACGGCTGATCACCTGGGCTTTGCGCGATCAGGGGCTCGGCTGGGTGGGCAAGGAACGCGTCCGCGAGGATTTCTCGGATTACGGCACCTTGATCGATGATGGCGGCTATTCCGGCTCGCACCCGACAATTGGCTTGCTCTGCGACGACGACGCTGAGGCGGTCAAATATTGCATCGACTATGAGCTGCCGCGCGAAGCCGGCGCCTTGGTGATCCAGTATGGCCGCGCCGCGCTGCGCCCCGAAGCCAGCGACTCCGATCCGGTCAAGGAACCTTTGCGGGCACGCAATGGCAAGCCGCGCTGGCACTACGCTATCCCGGGCGACACCAAAAGCCGGAAGCTCGCCCCGATGATGGATGAGCACAAATACTCGGCCGAGTGTGAGTTGGTCGAGTTCCAGCGGGCGCAGTATGGCCTGTGGTGGCAGGCCTTGGTTGATCTCGTTCCTGTCCTCAACCGTCGCCTCGATCGGCATTACGCCACGGGCCCGGATGCTCCGAAAGAGCCCTGGCTGGTGTCGGCCCCGATTGAACCGCAAGCGGTTGTCGCTGATGCGGATGGCGACGTTGATGTCGATGATGAGCCCGTTTCCATTTCGCTCGATGAGCGCCGGCGCGCAGCTGGGGCGCATGTCCGCTCGGTGGCCGGTGATTGGGGTGCGCCAGGTGCGATTGAACCGGCCGGAAAAGGTCCGCTGACCATCGTCTATGCAGCACCGGAAAAGGCCCGGAAGACGCCTCGGGGCGAATCGCGCCGGGGAGGGCGGGCCCGGACTTCTTGACTTCCGCTTATAATTTGCGGCACATGAGAGGCATCCCAATAGGGATTCGCACGCGCTGCGGCCAACCGGCCCGGCGCGTTTTTTGTTGCCTGCGATTTCCTCCCCTTCACACACAGGAGTTTGCCATGCGCATCACCCGACTGTTTTCCGTCTTCGCCGTAGCCATGGCGGCGGTGCTCGCCGTCGTCGCCCCCAGCTATGCCGTCGCCCCTTCGGTGCTGACCTTCGATTACGTTCCCAATTTCGTGCTCGACCAGGCCGACACCGCACTGCAGCTCGATGGCATCGCTCACGTCGGCCTGGTCGCCGAAATCGGCCCCGACAGTCAGTGCTTTCTGGCCTTTGGTGAGCGCGCCCATCTCCATGATCGCTATTCGGCCGGCGCGTTCGCTGCCGATACCTGTCCGGTCCGCATCTAGCGGGGTTCCTTACCGGATTGGTGGCGCCGCCTTCGGCGGGAGGGCGGCGCCGTTTCCTTCTCCGACTTTCCCTCAATTGCGGGAAGGTTCGACAAGGGAGCGAAAGCGACGATGGCGACGGTATCGGTTCATTGGGCAGACGACACGCTCAAGCACTATGCCGAGCTCATTTCCCGGGTGGATCGGGAAAACCCGGTCATCATGCCGCGTATCGTCAACCAGGTGGGCAACCGGGCCAAGACGATCGTCATCCGCAACCTGACCAAGCAGACGGGCCTGCCGCGCAAAACCATCGTTAAGGCTGTGGGCGATCCGTCGAGGGCAACGGCGGGCAAGCTCTCCTACACCATGGTGACGCGCGGTGGCTTCATCCGCGTGAAGTATCTCGGTGCCCGTGAGGTTCGCGGCGGCGTTCGGGCCAAGCCCTTCGGCAAGTCGACGCTCTTCGAGGGCGCGTTCATGAAGGGCGGCACTTTCCCGCGCCGCGTCAACGTGCCAGCCTTCAACGGGCATGCTTATCGTCGGCTGAACAAGTCGGGCACCAAGATCACGCAGGTCCGCTCGCAAGTCCGCATCCCGCACGAGATGACCACGGGTGCGACGGTCAGGGCCTTCGAACAGGTCGCGGGCCCGCTCCTCGAGCAACGCGTGGTGCGGATGCTCGGTCGGTATTTCGCGAAATAGGCGGGCGGGCCCCCACCCCCGGGTTAGGGACCGTATCCGGCCCCACCCCTCCTGCGGGTCGGCGCGACTGCCGGATTTCGCCAGTCTGACGGCTTTTTACGAGCCTAAACAAATGAGCCTAAAGAGCTAAACAACCGATTTGAGCCGCTAAAGATGGATGCGCAGATCGTTTCAAAGGGCGAGTTCGCGAGGATGATCGCGGTCTCGCCTGGGCGCGTGAGCCAGATGATCAGCTCCGGCATGATCGGGCCCGACGCCCTCGTCGGCGAGGGGCGCATGGCCAGAATTCGAGCTGCGCTCGCGCTCTCTCAGATCAAGAGCCGCCGTGACATTGGCCAGGCGCTCGGTAATGGGTTGGGTACGCGGCTGGAAGAAACCGCAACCGCGCCCGCTGATTTCGGGCAACAGCCGCCTGCGGACGATGAGCCCCGGGTGCTCGGGACCGAGGAACTCATAAAGCTTGAGCGCCTGGCAATGGAACGCCGGCGCAACCGTCAGGCCGAAGAGGATGACGCCAGACGGCGCGGCGAGCTTATGGAAACCAAGCAGGCGCGAGCGGAAATGACCCGCATGGCGACCTCGATGCTCCAGTCGTTCGAGGGCGCTCTGCCTGATTTTGCAACCGCCCTGGCGGCAAAGTTCGAGTTGCCGCAGCGGGATCTTCTTCACGAGCTGCGGAGGAGCTTCGTCGCTTTTCGTGCAGCAGCAGCGGAACGGGAGGCCAAGCGCGCGGCCGGCTTGCCCGCGCATCGTGAGGCCGTGGTCACGAAGGGTGAGTTCACGTCATGACCGAAATGATCGTGACCGTGGCGAATGCCGAGCGCGTTGGTGCCGAGATTCTCGCCGACGTGCTGCTACCTCCTCCGCCCGTGGATTACTTGAACTGGGCGGTAGAGAACATCGAGTTCTCGAAACGCGAAAGCCAGTTCGCCGGTCCATATAACCGCGAACTCTTCGGGTATTTCGACGAGATTCTGCGGGCGCTTTCGCCCGACGATCCCTGCCGTATCGTCACGCTGATGAAGAGCGCCCAGCTCGGCGGTACCGTGCTTGCCAATATCTTTGTCGGCGGCTCGATCGATATGGACCCGGGCGATGTGCTCTACGTCCATCCGACCGAGGGAAACGCCCAGCGCTGGAGCAAGACGAAGCTCGCGCCGATGCTCAAAGGCACCACGGCGCTCGCCAAGCTCTTCCCGATGAAGAGCCGGGATGGTGCCGATAGTGTCCTCTACAAGGAGCGCGTCGACGGGAAGGGTGCCATCATCATAGGCGGCGCCAATTCGCCGGCGTCGCTCTCGATGATCACCGTCAGTCGCCAGGTGCAGGACGATCTCTCGAAATGGGAGATGAACACTGCCGGCGATCCGGAGGTGCAGGCCGATAGCCGCTCTCGCGGCCGGGAAGACGCGAAGATCTTCAAGATCTCCACCCCGTTGGTGGAGCCTGGTTGCCGCATCACGGAAAACTACAAGCAAGGGTCCCAGGAGCGGCTCCATGTTCCATGTCCTCACTGCGGGCACATGCAGGTGCTGGAGTGGGAGAACTTCGCCGCCAACATCGACGAGGCGCATCCAGAGAATGCGCACTTCGTCTGCGCCGATCCGGAATGTGGCGGGGTGATCGAGGAATACCATCGCGGCCAGATGATTGCCGGCCACGAGTGGCGGGCCGACAATCCATCGGCAAAGAGGTTTCACCGGTCGTTTGAACTCTGGTCCGCCATCTCATTGCTCCAGAGTTTCGAGCGAGTGGCGCGCGAGTGGATCGGGGCGAAGGGCGATCCTGCCGCGGAACAGGTGTTCTTCAATGATACCGTTGGGCGCGCTTACCGCACGCTTGGGGAGGCGCCAGGCTGGGAGGCGCTGCGCGATCGGGCTGCGGAATCCACGTACGATCGGGGCCATATCCCGGCAGGGTTTCCGATCGTTACCTGTGGAATCGACTGCCAGCAGGACCGCGTGGAGTGGCAGGTACTGGCCTTCGGTCGCGATCGGAAGCGGGCAATCGTCGATTACGGCGTCTTCCCGGGCCACATCAGCGAGGAGCGGTGCCAGCTCGCTCTGAACGGGTTGCTTGCGCAAACCTGGCCGAATGCATTCGGTCGGCGCATTGGGCTGGACCTGACAGGGATCGACGGCAACGCCTTCACCGAAGATGTCTGGGACTGGGTGAAGAAGCATCCAACGTCGAGGGTGATCATGCTCCGCGGCGTTGGTTCTGAAGCGGCACCCTTGCTTGCCCGGGTCAAGCGGGAGCGCGACAAGCAGGGCAAGCTCGTGAAGTGGTCGCGCCGGTTCTACAACTTCGCGGCGTCGGTCATGAAGATGGGCCTTTACCGCAACCTGGTGAAGACCGATCCCATGCAGCGGGGATACGTGGCTCTGCCCAGGGGCCTCGAGGATGAGTTCTTCCGCCAACTCACGGCCGAGAGCCGGAAGCCGGAGCGGAACAAGAAGACCGGCTTCGTCAGCTACAAATGGGTCAAGGCCCCAGAGCAGGCGAACGAAGGTCTGGACACCCACCTGCAGGCGGAGGCCACGGCCATAAAGTTCGGCGTGCGCTCGCTGCCGGATGCGCTGTGGGATCGCTACGAGGCCGAGCGTGAATCTACGCCCGAGCCAACGCAGGGTGACATCGAAGACCTCTTCAATGCTGTCGATGCAGCCCCAGCAGACCGCCGGGCTACCGAACTGCCCAAAGACAATGCCAGTTCGGTTGCTTCGGCGCGCGAAAAATACAGGAAAAGATCGAGATGAGGGTGCCGAACGTCGGGCGGAAGGCCGGGCCGAGCAGTGCTGAGAATGCGCCGCCGCGCGTCCGCGCAGGCTACCTGCGGGATACTCGCTCAGGTGTCATCCAGTCGCGTCCGGCGATTCTACGTGAAAGTCGCGATGAGATTCGCCGTGCCTGGCGCCGCTCGGCCGCGCTCGCCATGGACATCATGCAGAATTCGGGCCGCCTGCGCGGTGCGGCGGACCAGGTGATTGCCGACACCGTCGGTACCGAGCTCAACCTCAACTTGCAGCCGAATGCCAATGTCATGGCGCGGTTGGGCTACGACGAAAAAGAGATGGCCGATTTCGTAAAGCTCGCGAAGGAGAGTTGGAAGCGTTGGGCGTGGAACCCGCGCGAATGCGATCTCCGGGGCAAGTTCACCGTTCCGCAAATGGTCGATATCGGCCTGCGCTGGAACATGGGTTTTGGCGAGGTCACGGGTACGATCGTTTACCTGTCGCGTTCTGAGCAGCAGAAGTACGGGATCAAGACCGGCACGAAGGTGTGCCTCGTCCCGCCGCTGCGCCTCGTCCAGGATACCAACAGCCTGGAGAACCTGTTTCAGGGTGTCTACCACGACGAGTACGGCCGTCCACATTCATACCTCTTCGAGGAAAGCCTCAATGGCTTCAAATCGAAGCGGCGGTGGCCGGCCATGGACGCTGCCGGTCGCCCCGTAGTCATGCATATTTTCGACCCGGTCGATGCCACCGATGTTCGCGGCATCTCGGTTCTTGCGAGCGCGTTCCGGAAGCACATCCAGCACGAAATGCTGGACGATGCCACGTTGCAGACGGCGATTCTGCAAACGCTCTTCGCGGCCACGCTAACCAGCCCTGCGCCGTCTGCTGAGGCATTCGAAGCCATCGAGGCCATGTCATCGTCGGGCGATGACGGGAAGAATATCGGCGAGGAACTACTTGGTCTGCTCGGTGCGCAGCTCGACGCCGCACAAGAGTCAGGTATCCACTTCAGCGGCGATCCTCAGGTGTCGCACCTTGCTCCTGGCGAGGAATTCAAGCTCCACGGTGCCCAGACGCCTGGTGCTCAGTACCAGCCGTTCTCGGATGCTCTCAGCCGAGACATGGCGCGTGCCATCGGGATCACGTATGGCGGCCTGACTATGAACCATTCGGCGGCGACCTATTCGAGCGTCCGCATGGAGAACTCCTCGATCTGGCCAGTTGTGTTGCGCCGTCGCGAACGCATAGCGGCGCCCCAAGAGCAGATGATCTTCGAAGCGCATCTCGATGAGGAGATCGGCGAGGGGCGTATTCCCTTCAAGGGGGATACGAAGCCTATTTCGCCAATCGGTCTGCAATCTGCTGGTCGCAATGGCATGGGCCCAGCCGTCCGACGGCTGACGATTTCAAGAGCGCCAAGGCATCGACCGAGCGCCTGCAAAACGGCACGTCGGCGATCGAGATCGAGTCTGCTGATCTAGGAATCGATCCCGAGGAGCTCTTCGAAATGCGCCTCAAGCTACATCGCCGATACGTCGATGCCGGCATGGTATCTCCCTATGCCCCCAAGGCGTCGGCTCCGAAGGATGACGGCCAAACTCTAGAAGGTGATTCAAAGGATGCCTGACGACAGCGCGAACATGATCACCATCGGTGGCGTGTCGGTCGATATTGAACAGCCGTGTCTCGTTCTTCGCGAATTGCGGAAAACGGAGATTGCCGTCGCGGCAGGCGAATCCGTTTCCATGACGCGTTTCGACCAGGATGAGGTTCGGTTCACCCCGGCCACGATTTCCGGCCTTGGAGGGCTGATCGCCAAGTACGAGCAGCTCTGTGCCGCGTCACAGGGGAAACGCCGCCGTGGCGCGCGGGTAGTTCGCTGGGGAGTTCGCTGATGTCACTCGATCGCATTTCCAATCTGATCTTCGACCAGCCCCATCTCTACCATCCGCGTAAAGCAGAGACATTCGTTCACGCGTTTGGGCCCCGCCTCACTGGTTACCAGGTTGCCCTGACGAACGGCATGGGCGGTGTGGATCACACTGCCTTTGCCAATGGCCGCCCTTCGGCTGCAATCATCGGGGATGGCCTTGGTCGCGCGTATGACCGGAAGGGGTATTCGACATTCGATGTTGTGCAGGGGGTGGCGATCATCGGGGTTGAAGGGACGCTCGTTCAGAAGGGTGCCTGGATAGGCGCATCTTCGGGTGAAACCTCCTACCAGGGCCTTCAGACTCAGATTGCACGCGCCTCTGGCGACCACATCAAAGGGGTGGTTTTCGAGGTTGATAGCTTCGGCGGCCAGGTTAACGGCGCTTTTGAGACAGCGGCCATGATCCGCAAGCTCTCCGCGCAGAAGCCCACCATCGCGATCCTGACCGACTACGCTTATTCGGCCGCCTATCTGCTCGCCAGCCAGGCTCGCCAGATCATCGTGCCCCAGTTCGGAGGCGCCGGATCCATCGGCGTCGTCATGCTTCACGCCGACTGGAGCGGCAATCTCGAGCAGGACGGAATCAAGGTGACCTTGATCCACTCGGGAAAACACAAGGTGGACGGCAATCCTTATGAGCCGCTGCCGGCCGAGGTGCTTGCGCGTTGGCAGTCGCAGTCCGACCAGATCCGCGATCGGTTCGCCGAGGCGGTTGCAACTGGGCGTGGCAAACGCCTTTCCAAGGCTGCTGCGCTCAAGACGGAGGCGGAAGCCTTCACAGCGTCCGAAGCGGTTGAGCTCGGCCTCGCCGATGCCGTTGGCGATCCGCTCGCCGCATTTGATGCCTTCATCAAGGAAGTCAACCGAAAGGCCTGATCCATGTCCAACTCGATGTTGGTCGCAGTCCGCGAGGCAGTCCTCGGGGACCCGACCGAACTTACCCTGCGCGATCCCGATAGCGGGCTCGCCACCTCGCACCAAAGGAGTGTTCCCATGAGCGAGATTCCCGGAAAGCCCGCTGCCACAGTGTCGGGCATCACCCAGGCCGCTGCGTCGGCACTTGGCATCGCCCAGGCGGACGCCGATGCCGTCGTTGCTAGTGCCGTAAGCAGCGCTCGTAACGAAGGCCACGCTGCCGGCGTGAAAGAAGCCTCGGCGCGCTTCTCGTCGATCTTCGGCGCCGTCGGCATTGCCGGTGACGGCAAGCGGATGGCGGCGGCCATGTCCCTCGCCGAGAAATCGCCGGCCATGTCGGCCGATGACGTTGTGACCTTTGTCACAGGCAACGTGCCGGCGGCCTCCGTCGAGGCACCTGCTCCCGGTGGCGACGGCAACGCGAGGAGCTACGAGGCCAATCGGCTTTCCGCCGCCGGCCTCGCCGCTCCGGGCGGCCAGCCCGCCAAGAAAAACGCCAGCCTGAGTGCGTCGGCAATCTTCGCCGCGCGGCGCCAGCAGAAGGGAAACTGAAATGGACATCAAGGTGCAAGGTCCGCGCGACCTCGACTTCGTGCTGTCGGAGGCATCGGGCACCCGCTCGTATGAAACCGTCACGATCAAGGCCGGTGCAGGGAAGCTCAAGCCCGGCACCGTGCTGGGCAAGATCACCGCGGGGGGGAAGTATATCCCCAGCCCTGATGCCGAAGTCGTCGGCTCCGAGGGTGCGGAAACGGCCGTGGCCGTTCTCGGCTACGCCACCGACGCCACGACCGATGACACCCTCGCCGTGGTCATGAAGCGGGATGGCGAGGTCAAGAAGCCGATGCTGGTCTTTGCCGCCTCGGTCAATACCGACAACAAGATCGCGGCCAAGCTTGCGCAGCTGGCCGCGGCGAACATTCACGCCCGATAGGAGGGGCACGCAAATGGCTGGACATGACGTCTGGGATGGTGACGGCTTTACGCTCGAGTCCCTCACCGCGGCGGTAAACAAGGAGCCGTATCGGCCGGGGCAGGTGAGCGCTCTCGGTCTTTTCGAGGAAGACAGTGTCACGACGACCGTCGTGTCGATCGAGGAACGGGAAGGCAGGCTTTCCCTGGTCGAGCCCTCCGAACGTGGCGGCGCCGGCGAGACGACCGGCGACGACGATCGTCGTCGCATCCCGTTCGAGGTCGATCACTACCAGCGCGATGACTTCGTCAAGGCAGACAGCGTGCAGAATGTGCGTGCGTTTGGCGAAGAGGATGTGCTCGAAACTCTCCAGGAGCGCATCGAGCGACGGGCAATGGGGCACGCGCAGGACCTGACCATGACGCTGGAGCACCAGCGGGTTGGCGCCATCAAGGGCATCGTCACCTCCAAGTCCGGCAAGACGCTCCATGATCTCTACAGCCGGTTCGGCATTGCGGTGCCGGCAGCGGTGAGCCTTGAACTCGACGTCGATACGACCAAGGTCGGCTCACTGTGGCAGGATGTGGTCTATGGCCTCGAAGACGATCTCGACGAACCGTACTCGGGTATCCACGTTCTGACCGGTCGCGACTTCCATCGTTCGCTGTGGACGCACAAGTCCGTGCAGGAAACCTTTCTCTATCACAACGGCGCCGCCGTGCTCCGCCAGGATGTTCCCGACGTCTTCGAGTTCGGCGGTGCGACCTGGGAGCGCTACCGCACTGGCGCGAAGGCAACCGCCAATCTCGGCGCCCCGTACATCGGCGCGACCGAGGCCCGCGTTGTGCCGAAAGGCGTGCGCGAGCTCTTTATCACCAGGTTTGCTCCGGCCGACTATGAGGAAACGGTCAACACTCCGGGGCTGCCGTTCTACGCCAAGCAGTACCCGTCTCGAAACGGCAAGGGGCGCCACCTCGAGGTGCAAAGCAATCCGATCTCGCTCTGCACGCGCCCGGGCATCCTCCGGAAACTGACCCTTACCTGACCTCTCCGCTCCATCTAACCCTTCGAAAGAGCCCGGCACTGACCGGGCTCTTTCGTTTCTGGCGGGCGCTTGGACGAGAGCCCCCGCTTGAGACGAAAGGAAACTGAAATGTCCAAGTCCAAAATGAAGCTGATTGCCTTCCCGCATGGTGGCAACATTCCAGCTGCGTTTTCAAAGACCGGCCGTGCCGAAAAGGCCGGCGCGCACGCCCCCATCGAGGTGGCTGCCGAGTATGCCGATCAGTTGGTTGACGACCGGTTTGCCTACCTCGTCGGCGGCAAACCTCCTGTTCCCTCGGCGAAGGTCGAGAGCCCGGAAGAGGCTATCGCGCGCGCCAAGGAGATCATGGGGAGGGCGGAAGCTGACGCCAAAGCTGCGCTCGACGCGGCGGAGGGCAAGGCAAAGGAAATCGTGACGGTGGCGGAGGGCAAAGCCAAGCAACTGGTACTCGACGCCGAAACCTCGGCAAGCGCTAAAATCGGCGATGCCGAGGCGCGCGCCAAGGAGATCATGGGGAAGGCGGAGGCTGATGCCAAGTCTGCGCTCGACGCTGCCGAGGGCAAGGCCGAGGCGATCGTTGCAGACGCCGAAGCGGTAGCCAAGGCTGCCAAGGCGGCGGGCGGTCAATCCGGCGGCGCCTGATCATGCTTGCCGCCCGATATCATGCCTTGCGCGATCGCACGGTCCGTGCGGTCGATCGCGTCCTCGCCGAGCCGGTGAAGATCGTCAAGGCTGGTAACCCGCCCTTCGAAATCGAGGCCACACTGCGCACTGGCGACCAGGCAGGCATTGACCGTTCCGCGCGGTCGCAGGCATTTCAATCCACCATGGTTGGTGTCTCCGCCCGCCTGCATGTCGATGGCGCCGCGTACCCTGGCTTTTCGCTCTCGAAGGGAGACCGGGTGCAAGCCATCGCAAGGCGGGGCGCGCCTTGGTTCGAAGTGTTGAACACGGATCCGCGCCAGACCGCGCGGATCATCGTCAACCTCACCGAGGGCTAGGCCAATGTCGCTTGTGTGGGCTGGCCTACGCATCGCCGCCGTTGAGGCGCTCAAGGGGCGTACGGAAGCCGGCAACGAAGTACTCGATAGTGAGATCGGCGCTATTGAACCTCGTGCCGACGGCACCGTCGATATTGGTATTGAGCGGCGCTATGTGGCTGTCTACACCCAAGCCGGCGACGTCGAGGCCGACAGCCTCGATCCCCGTGCTCTCCTTGAGGGCGGAACGGTCGAACTTCTCTTCGAGGCCGGTGTCACAGCCACGATGCATGTCCGTGACGAACAGACGGGTGCGCAGCAGATTTTCGAAGGCATCCCTTCGACGGATGCAAATTTCGAACTCTACCTCGACCTCATATTCCGCCAGGTTACCAATGCATTGCTCGATCCCGACAATGAATGGGCCGAGATATGGCGATCCTTTGTCCTGAGGGTTGTCAAGGTTGAGCGCTTCAGGATCGCCGACGCGCAAAACGTTCGGCTTGCGGGTCGCCAGATGAAAGTCATCTGCCAGGTGGTGGATGACCCTCTTCAAGGCCAGCGGCTGGATTCCGCAGGCGCTTTGTCGATGCTTCTGGCCAGGCTCGAGGCGAGCGATGACGAACAGAACCGCAATCGTGCGGTGCTCCTGAGAGCCGCGATCGGCGCGCCGGGGCAGCCGGACTGGCGATCAGCTCAGCCCGCGCAAGGTATGACCGGAAATGAGTTCGCAGCACTCGGCCTCCAGCCTCCGGCTACCGATGATGGCAATGACCTGGTGGGTGCCACGGAGCTTGTTCTCGAGACCGATCTCGGAACCGTTGAAGTGACGCCATGATCAATCACTTCATCGAGCTCAAGGCGGACATTGAAAGCCTCAAAACCGCCTTTGGTGCGGCGCTGCGCGTAGGGGCAGTCGCGGCCGTCGACGCGAAGAAGGGCTTTCGCGTCAAATGGGGCGAGGATGGTGACGGGCGACCTTTCCTTTCACCCTGGTATCCTCATCCGGAATCGGGCGGCGCAACATCCACCTGGATGCCTTTGAGCGAGGGCCAGATCGTCGGCATCATGAACCCCGGCGGAGATCCGAGACAAGGGGTCCTGCTGCGAGGGGGTTTTTCGGACGTCAATCCTCCGCCGAGTCAGAGCCTTGATGAGAACGTGATTGCGTTCGGTTCGGTGCGACTGACCCTGCATCGCGACGGGCGCATCGTGGTGGATGCGGGTGGACCCGTCACCATCAACTCACCGGAAATCCATCTCGGTGGCGAGGGTGGGCAACCTGTCGCCCGGGTTGGTGATCTCGTTGAAGTTGGAAGCGGCTCCTCGGCCGGCATGTGGCCGATCGTCGAGGGCTCTTCCGTCGTTAGAGCAGTCGACTAAGAGGACCAGTGACATGAACAAGACTTGGTACCGCGCGGCCCCGGGGGTCGAGTGGGTGAACGGCGCACGCGTTCCGGACGATGGGCGGGTGCATCTCACCGCATTTGAGGCGTCCTATGATCTGAGCCTCGATCGTATCTCTCCCGATCCCGGAGACGAGGTAGCGCCGGCAACTCCTGGCAAGCCACGTCCTCGGGGCGTGAAGGTGGTCGAATGACCGGTATTGACCGGCACACCGGCGCGCGCATTGACAACTACGCCTCGGCACTTCAGGCGGTCGAGGTTGCGTTCTCGACCTCAATTGGCGAGCGCGTGATGCGCCGGCACTTCGGCGCCGGCCTGATCGAACTGCTCGGCCGCGCCATGACACCTCGGCTTTTTGCTGCATGGAAAATCCTCATGGCCGTCGGCATTGATCTTTGGGAGCCGCGTTTTCGCGTGCGCAGCGTCTCCGTGAACGCAAGCCCCGAAACACTTCGCCTCGGCAGCGCGTCCGTTGCGGTTGAAGTCGATTGGCGGCCTCGCGGTCATCTCGGGGATTTCACCGTCGAGGGCGTGCGTTCGTTCTCGATTTCGTTCGGCGGCTCCCGCGTGCAGGTGTCGTAGCTCATGTCGCTCCCTCCGGAACTTGCCAACCTTCCGCCGCCAAGCATCCTTGAGGCCATCAGCTTCGACGCGCGTTACGGGGAGTTGAAGGCGAAACTCGTCCAGCTCTTTGACGCTGCTGGTATCGACTACGACGTCGAGGACCTCGAATCCGATCCTGCGCAGATCCTTCTGCAGGTGGCGGGCTTTCAGGACATTCATCTGCGGCAAAGGATCAATGAAGCTATCAGGTCATGGTTTCTCGCCTATGCTGAGAACGGCGATCTCGACGTGCTTGCACAATGGTACGACGTGGCGAGGCTCGGCGGCGAAGCAGATGATGCTCTGCGCCGCCGGATCGTCATCAACATCCAAGGGCGCTCGACAGGTGGCACTGAGGCCCGATACCGGGCGGTGGCGCTCGGTGCCGATGTGCGCGTCGCAGACGTGGCTGTTTACACTGAGGGTCGTGACCCGACGATTCATGTTGCGGTGTTCTCGAGCGACAACTCGGGCATGGCGGATGCTGCCTTGCTGGCGAACGTCGATGCGGCGCTCCAAGCGCCGGCCGTGCGCATGGTCAACGATACAATCGTCGTCGCCAGTGCGGCCCAGTCGGAGATTTCTGTTACCGCCAGGGCGTGGCTTTTGCCACAGGCGCCCGAGAGCACCATCGCACTGATGGAATCGAATCTGCGCCGGGCATGGAAAGCTGCCATGCTTCTTGGGCGCGATCCCGCACGCTCCTGGATCACTGCCCAGTTGCAGGTTGATGGCGTTCAGCGTGTTGAGCTGCTCGAGCCTGCCACCGAAATCGAAATGCCCTTCAACCAGGCAGCGGCACTCGGGACGCTGACCATCCTCAAGATGGGTCGAGCCTACTAGTCATGACGTCAGCACTTCTGCCGACCAATGCCACGCCATGGGAGCGCGTGCTGGCCGACGCCATGTTGATTCCGCCCGTCGTATCCAGCGCGATCACCGCGATGCGGCGCGTAAAATACGTCTCGCCCAGGCCATCCATGTTGCCGTACCTGGTCTGGGAATACGGCCTAGGCGAACTCACGCCGTACGTTCCCAACCTTTACAACCTGATCGATCAGGGGGTGCGCTGGCAGCGACTGCGCGGCACCGTCAGCGCCGTGGCTGTCGGCCTGGCCTGGGTGGGATATTCAGCAACGCTGGAAGAGGCCTGGACGGGCCGGCGCTTCTGGAATTCGTTCCAGCTTCGCTTCCCGTCGTTGCCTGTGCGGGACCTGCCCGACCTCGAGCAGATCGAGGGCGTCACAGGCCTTTCGGTGCCAAAGAGGTCGATCCTGCGGCGGGGCGTCTTTCAATACAACGTTGGCGCCGTGGAAGCCGAAAGCACGCGCCTGGATACTTCCCTTCTCGATCACGAGAGTGGTGTCGCGGTCACGCAAGCCGGCACGATCTGGTCATTCGGCCGCACCCATTCGTTCGATCACACGCTCTCCGAAGCGGAGGGGCAGACCATTGGCAACTGGCTAGAGCCGGTCGAAGGTGGGCCACTACTCTGGATGAGCATCGAAACCCCCTGGGAGGAGGCAGAGTTCGCCTGGGACGAGGATGCTGCGTCGCAGAGGCAATCGGTCATGGCGGGGTGGTTCGTCGGACAGGCCATCCACTTGCGGCTCGCGGATGCGGAAGGGGCGACGATCGGGTATCGGCGCTGCCGAGCCGTTCGGGCGGTTCGCCTGGAATTCGATGGCGCCTACGCTTTCGGTGCAGACACATACAACCCCCTGCCGGGCGGCGGTCTCCTCTACCTCGAGGCGATGACCCAGTTCGGGGACGCATCCGAAATCACGTGCGGCCGGATCAGTGTCCTCGTCGGTGCCGCCCGGGCCGCCGGCGTCACACCCGGCCGCCTCTGGCTCGAACCGGACGAGCTGGTCGGCGGCAACGAGATAGCTGAGCAGGTCGTCGACATTCCCCTGCGCGCCACCGTGCGCGAGCAATTCAAAATTCTGATGAGGTTCTGATGGCATTCGAACATCCGAGTGGCCTTCCCTATGCGTTCCTGCGCGCCCGCGGGCAGCGCAGCCTGCAAGGCGTCACCTTTTACGGTCGGCGACCGTTCATCCAAGGTGGTGAACTCAACGACCTGCAGGAGATTGCCCGGGCGCGCCAGGAGCGGCTGGGGCGTTTGATCGCCAACAATGGCGACCGTGTCGTAGGAGGGCTTGCTCTGGTCGATCGGGATGCGGGGACGGTCGTTCTCACCGATGGCGAGATCTACATTGCCGGCGATGTGTTCCCCGTCGAGCAGGCAACGCTTGGCGACGTCCCGATGGCTGGCCGCGTGGAAATTGGCGTTCGCCTCGTGCGGACCTATGTCACCGGTGAGGATGACCCGACCCTGCTGGGTCTCGTGCCAGGCTCATTGGCGGAGGGCGAATTGGGAGCGGCGCGCGAGTCCGTCTCGATCGCCTGGGCCCGTGAGGGCGATGGCGGCGCCGGAGAATTCTACCAGGTCTATGTTCTTCAGGATGGCACGATTCTCGACCAGACGCCGCCGCCGCTCCTGGACGGGATCGCGCAGGCCCTTGCTGTCTACGATCGTCCGAACGGACACTACATCGTCAAAGGGTGCCGGGTGACGGCCCTTGGCCAGAATGCCGGCAACCAATTGTTCTCGATCGAGGAGGGCGAAGCCAACATCTTCGGCTTCAAAGTGACCCGATACTCTGCACTTCGCCACGCGGAGCCTGAGGATTGGGACGTCGCGGCAGTCCCAGGAGAAACGCACACCTATGCCGGCGGTGCTACCCAGACCGTCACGGTCGACAAGTTTCCGATCGACGAAATAACGACGATCCTGCTCACCAAGCAGAAGACCGTCACCCTTACGCGTGGGGCCCTGGCCAACGGTATCGACGGATTGCCGGACAGTTCCGTGATCGAGCTCGTCAGTGTCACGCAGGGTGCCACCACCTACGTGCAGGGCGCTGACTACAAGCGCACGGGTTCCGGGGTAGACTGGGCGCCGGTCGGCGCCGAGCCGCTTGCGGGAAGCACCTACCAGGCGACCTACAAGTTTCGCGACAGCGTGGCGCCTACTGCCTTCACCGAACGGACGATAACAGTGGCTGACGGTGTCGCCGGCGGCGACATCATCCTGGCGTACACGTATAAGCTTCCGCGGATCGACGTGCTCGGCCTGCTGCCGGACGGTTCTCCCAAGTACATCCGGGGGGTGTCGGCGGAAAGCCCGGTGATGCCGTCGATCCCCTTCAACGTACTGGCACTCTGCGAGATCCGCTACGACTGGATGGGAACGCCGCAGGTGGTCTCCGATGGCATCCGCACGGGGGTGGTCATGTTGTCGGTCGCGGAAATGGCGCGGTACTGGCGTGTCATCGAGGGGCATGGGCGCCTTATCCAGCTTGAGCGCCTCAAGTCCGGCGTCGATCAGCGGGACCCGGCCGCCAAGAAGAACATGTTCGTCGATCCCTGGGACAGTAACTACTACCGCGACGAGGGCGTGGCTCAGTCGGCAGCGATCGGCAACGGTATCATGCAGTTGGCAATCGAACCCACCTTCCATGACGTGGTGCTCGACACCCCGATTACTCTCAATTGGGTGGAGGAGGTTGTTGTCAGCCAGTCGCTCAAGACCGGGTGCGACAAGATCAATCCTTACCAGAACTTCCTGCCGCTCCCCGGGGCACTCGCGCTCACGCCGGCCGCCGACATCTGGAATCAGACGACGACCCAGTGGGCGGCAGATGCGACCATCGAGTTTCAGCGTGGCGTGCAGTCGTGGGGCGGGCCGCTCGTTACACAGCAGGTTGAGGTTGTCAGCCTGGGCTCGCGGACCGAAGCGCTGCCCAACCTGCGGGTCCGAAACGTGACATTCAAGATTTCGGGCTTCTTCCCGGGCGAGAACCTGGATGCGCTCGCCTTTGATGGCGTCGACATCAAGCCCGCCGGAGTCCAGACCGCCGATGGAAATGGCGAGATCGTCGGGTCATTCAACGTGCCCGCCAACATCCCTGCCGGCACCAAGACGGTGCGCGCAGTCGGGCAGGGAGGGACCGAGGCGGAGGCCTTCTACACCGGCCAAGGCACCCTGACGGTCGAAACGCTGCGCCGCGTGACGACGGTCAATCGCTGGGTGGCTCCTAGCTGGACCACGGGTGGCGGCGGGGGTGGTAGCGATGGCAGCGGCGGCGCCAGTAGCCTGTCGAGCGACCCTCAGGCGCAGATCTTCATGTTGCCTGCGTCCCGTCAGCTCCTGGGAGTTGACTTCCATGTCTGCAAGGTCGGCGATCCGGCCAACCACATTCTCGTGCACCAGGTGTCGGTCGAGAACGGCACTCCAACAACGGAGCTCCTGGCGGAGGCACTCGTGTCGATGACAGCCGCAGCGGTAGGTTGGAAGGGCGCCCGCTACCACCTGCCGGTCACCACGCCAAACGATCGCGACCACGCTTTCGTCATCAAGACAGACGATGGCGAGCACTCGATTTCGCTGGCCGCTCTCGGCGGGTTTGATGTCGAGGAACAACGCCCGGTGACAACGCACCCATATCCGATCGGGCCTCGCCTATCGTCAGTCAACGCGCGCACCTGGACGCCCCACCAGAGCGAAGCGCTCACCTTTCGCCTTGTGGCAGCTCGCTACCCCGCGACGACAAAGACGGTCGAGTTGGGCACTTTCGATCTCGTGCACTGCAGTGATTTGCAGGTGCGCGCCCTCGCGGAACTGCCGAGCGCCGCCTGCTCGGTGGTGTTCGAGGTCGAACGCACCAACGGTTCGATCTATCGTCTTCTCCCGTTCCAGGTGCTCCAACTCGCTGAGTGGATCACCGAGACGGTGACGCTGCGCGTCGTACTTGCCGGCACTGAAACCATGTCGCCGATCCTCTACGCGCCGATCCAACTCATCGCCGGCGACGTGCTGACCGAGGCCACCTATGTCAGCCGTGCGTTCGACCTCAACACTGCGGAGCGGGTATCGGCATACGTCAAGGCGTCGCTGCCTGCCGGCTCTGCCTTGGCGATGCATTTCGATCAGGCCGACGACGACTGGCAGGAGCTCGATCTCGATGCCACCGAGACCTCGCCCGATCCTGCCTGGGTCGAGCGCAATTACACCAAGTCAGGGCTTACGGGCCCGGTGATGCGCGTGAAGCTAACATTGACCGGCGGGGCGGCAGCTCGGCCCCGCGCGGCCGATTTCGGTCTCGGCGTGATGTAGGGGGAGGGGAGCCATGGCCACGACCGCAAATCGCGACTATCCACTTCCGGAGGCGGGGGCCTCGGTAAAGGACGAAATCGAGCGCCTTCAACAGGCGACTTTGCCCATGCTGGATGAGGACGTCCAAGCCCTCTTTGACGCCATCGGCGGCCTCTCCGAAATAGGCCACAAGCACCCGATTTCGGATGTTGAAGGCCTTTCGGCGGCGCTCGCTGCCAAGATGCCGGCGAGCAAGACGTTCTCCATTGGCGAACTTTCCGGGGTCGTCGGCGCCGACGACGCGCCGGATGGCTATGTCCTGGTGAAGGTGGGTGAAGAGTGGGTCGCCCAAGCGGCGCTTTCCGCCCTCGGGTCGCACGACCACGTCATTGCGGACGTCAGTGGCCTGGGCGATGCGCTCGATACGCTGACCGAGGCGGCGAGCGGAGCCCAGGCGACGGCTGATGAAGCCAAGGGGGCGGCGGTTCCGATCGGGATCGTGTTCATGCAGAACGGGCCGGTTGACCCTGGGTACCTGCGCTTCGGTGAAGGCGGCTCGTATGACCGTGCGAGCTACCCGGACCTTGCCGCATGGATGGATGCCAACGGACAGACCGCATTCGGTCTGACTCCTACGCAGATCGCCAACGGTGAGTTCCCGGACTGGCGTGACCACTCCCCGCGTACTGCTGGCGGGCCGCTCGGTCCATCTGTTGGCGCTTTGCAGTTAGACGCCATGCAGGGGCACCGTCACGCTGAAAAGTGGAACGGCATCCTCGGCAATTTCTACACATCTGGCGCCAGCGGCCAGGTCCGTAATTCGGCCGGAACCCCTCCGAGCGTCGATCCGCCCGCAGGATACAACGGCATCTTCGATCCGATCACCGATGGGACCAACGGGATTCCACGTACCGCGTCCGAAACCCGCGTGAAATCTTTCGGCGTTCGCTGGCAGATCAAGGCTTATGGTGCGTTCGTTGGCGGGGGTACCGCCGATCTTGTTGCCATCCAGCAGGACGTGCAGACGGTGAAGAACGGTGCCGTTCGAAAGGACGTGGACCAGAGCGGTTCCTACGGCGTCCCCGAGAAGGTCACCATCCTCAAGAACACCCTTCAGGCGTGGGAGCAGATTGGAGGTGAGGTCAAACCTGTCAACGTCTCAGCTATTGCCTGGACCGACCTCGATAGCTTTGCACGACTACGCCTGACCGGTTGGCTTCGACCCGTCACCGATGCGCAGAGCCTGTTCCTGCAAGTCAGTGCAGACGGCGTCAGCTACTACAACGCGTCCAACGCCTACAACCACCAGGTCTCAAATTCGGTGGGTGCCTCAATCACCGCCGCCACCGCCGACTATATCGGGTTTCGTATGGGCGGGATCACCATTGGCAACGCTGCCGACGAGTTGACGGCGTTCACCGTAATTCTTGACCGGTTTAACGAGAACGCCCGGACCCTCTATTCTTACCACGGTCAAGCCGTGGGAGCTGATGGCGTCCTGACTTGGTGTTCCATCGCTGGTAGACGAAGTGCCTCGGGGGTGGATACTGCCCTCCGGATATTCCCAAGCTCCGGCAACATTGCGGCTGGTAGCGTCATCCTAGAGGGGGTGCGCGGATGATTAAGATCGTCAACGGTATCGAAGTTGAAATGACGCCCGAAGAGGTTGCGTTGTGGGTGGCCGAGCAGGACAGCTACACGCCGCCCGTGCCGGACTTCTATGACCTCCCCAAGCGTATCCTCATCGAGCGCCTCGTGCAGGACGAAGACACCGACGAAATCACACCGGTGTTCGCCATGCTCGCCCAACAGCCTCAGAAGACGCAGGAGTTGTTCAACGCCTGTGACTACTTCAGGTCCACCCACCCGATGTTCGCGGTGATGCACTGGGGCATCTGGCAGGCGTTGGGCAGCGAGGAACGGGCGGACGAACTGCTCTCTCCAGAGGACTGATGGACGTTCCTTGAGGGGGTGTTTCGCCCTTTTCATCAACCGAAGCCCGCCTTCCCAGGCGGGCTTTTTCTTTTCCCAACCTTTAAAGGAGATACCCGATGACCGAACCGGTTTTCGGCATGACTTTCTCGCGGACGGATGAGGGGCCGGTGCCGGTATTGGGCGCCGACTTCTCCAAGGCGCTTCTGATCGAAACCTCGGCGGACGCTGATGCTGCCGCCTTTCCTGTCGGCCAGCCGGTCCGCATTTCCACGTCTGACGCGACGATGGTGGCCAAGCTTGGCACAGGTCTCCTCGCCGATGCCGTGAAGGGCATCAATTCCCAACTGACCGGCCTCAATGCTGGTGCCGATGTCACCATCTATAGGGTAGCGGAAGGCGCCGATGCCGAGGAGACGGCAACCAATATCGCCACTGCGCTGGCGCCCACCAACATTGCCGCGATCCCGTCGGCCGTGAACGCGACCCCCCGCCTCGTGTGGGCAGGGCGCACCCCCTGGCGCAAGGACCTCGTCACCACCAGTCCCGTCGTCGCCGCGCTGCATGCTGCGTGCGAGCGGCTGCTTGCGATCGCTGTCGTCGACGTTGACGACACTTCCAAGGCCAACGCCGTTGGTGCGCGCGAAACCATGAATTCCGAACGGCTCATGCCGCTTGGCATCGCAGCGCGCGTCTATGAGGGTGCTGCACTTGTGACGCGTCCGATGGGCCCGCGGATCGTTGGCCTTTTTCAGCGCGTCGACAACCTCAACGAAGGCAAACCGTTCGACCCGATCGCCAATCGACCGATCTATGGGCTGGCCGGGCTGTCGCGCAAGATCCCGTTCTCCCTGCTCGATGGCTCGACCGAGGGCCAGCAGATGCTCGAGGCGGAAGTATCGATCGTCGCGGAAGGCGAGGTTGGCGTTGATGGTTCGGTCGCCGACGGCGGCTTCAAGTTCATCGGCACCGATAATGCGACGACAGGTGAACTCTGGAAGCAGATTCACCAGGTGCGCGGGGCAGACTACCTGACCGTCAAGATCATGCAGATCACGCGCGAATTCCTTGGCCGCAAGATCACTGGCGACCTGGTCGAGGCGTGGCTCAACTCCATCAAGTTCATGTTGCGCGACCACCAGGCCGACGACGACATTCTCGGCTACGACGTGAAGTTCCTGCCGGCCAAGAACAGCCCCGAACAGATCCGGCTCGGCAAGCTCACAGTGAATATGGGCATCGAACCCGCACCGGCCTTCAAGGTCGCCAACCATGAGATTGCCCGGTATCGCCCGGCAATCGAAGGGCTCGTCAACGACATCATCGCTCGACAGAACGCGTCCAACTAAGGGCGCGGGCCGCGCGCTCCTGCCTATCCTTTTCAACTCAATGAGGTTCTCTCATGCTGTCACAGTATCTGCTGGCCGCCGTCGATGTGCGCCGCGCCCAGCAGCCCGGCTCCACCCGAGGCGGGCTTGTCACCAAACTCGCCATTCCCGGCATCAAGTTCGTCACCAGCGAGCACAATCCGGGCGGGGGCGTCATGGCCGTAAGCTTCGTCCAGCCCCGCATCGAGGCGCCGGAACCGAAATTCGAAGTCAAGGGCATCGACACCGACGTTTTCGGCGGCCTGGGCCAGGTCGATCGCTGGATATTCGCCGGCGCCTACCGTGAGAAAAAGCCTGGCGGCGGCGGGGTGGTGCCCGGCCGTGCCGTCATCGAGGGGGCGATCTCGGCCTGGGAGCCGGACGAAAGCGACCCCACCGAGTTCCAGGGGTGCAACCATACCTTCACCGAGGTGACGCACTACGAGTTCCACCTAGGCGACAACGAGCTCTTCTACATCGACCACTGGGAGCGCGTGCTGCGGGTCAACGGCGTCGACATCTTCGATGACATTCGCCGCGCGTTGGGGGCGTAAATGGAGTCCGCGCCCACGCTCACGCTCAAGCTCAAGCACCCCGTCGCCTTCGGCGACACTCAGTACAAGGTGCTGACCCTGCGCCGCATGAAGGCCCGGGATGCCCTTGTTGCCGAAGACGAGCAGAACAAGATCATGGCGGGCTATCTGATGTTCGCAGCGCTCGCCAATGTGCCGGTCGAGGTGATCCTCGAGCTCGACATGGAAGACCTTACCGAGTTGGGAAAGAAGGTGGCCCCGCTCATGGGAAAGCAGGGGGCGGCTCTGGAGGCGATGCTGGGGACGGAAGCCGCCCAGTCCCCTGGCGAGATATAATACTGGCGGTCGCCAGGCATACGAACACATCGATCGATGCTGTCGAAGATTGGGATGTCGACAAGCTGCTCAGCTACTCGCGATCACTTGCAAGGCAGCTCGCACGCGAGAAGGGACGGGCCGGCCGCTAGGCGGTACGGCCCGTCGTGGTCTTAGCTCACCGTCTCCTCGATGATGGTCTTTCGGCCTCGTGTCAGGAGGGCAAAGAGGCCAAGGATCACGGCGCCTGCGACCCAGATAAAGAGGATCATCCCCGCGCCGATGGCGGTGCCGATCGCGCGTCCCGCCTGCTCGGCCTCGCTTGTGGTTACAACGCTGGTCGCCGCGTTCATGCCGCCGATCATCCAGATCAACATGAGTACGTTGAAAAGGATGAAGAGGATAAGGAAAAGCCAGCCGAAGAAGCCGCGCTTCCGGGTTTCCTTGCGAATGATAGTAGCCAATTCAGCCCCCTACTGGATGAACTTGTACGATTTGGCCGTGCGAGCAATCTGAGTGCAGTGTGCGGTTTTGGCTGACTCGCTCATTCCCTTCAGATTGTAGCCCTGCCCCTGGATCATCATTTGAAGCGTGGCCGGGAAATCCATGTCATCGGCTGGCACATTGCTTTCGATGAAGGCTGAAATCGCGGCCTGGTCATACGAGAGCCCGCACAGTTTCTCCGAGGCGAGTACAGTTCCGAGCGCTGTGGCGATCTTCATGCTTTCGAAGCCTTGCCCGAAGGTCGGCAACGTCGCCGAAGCTAGTAGGGCGAGTGCAACAATTATTCTCAATCAAATGCCTCCTCTTATTGGTGCATAACCGATAGCGGCGGCGCTTTGGAAAGTCCATCCATGGCCGTTATTACCTCTAAACTGATCGTTGCTTTGGTTGATCAGCTGTCGGTCCCGGCGCGAGGCGTTGCCAGGGTTGTGAAGGACCTGCAGGCGGCGTCCCGCGCAAACGCCATGCAGATGAACGAAATGCGCGGCAGGATGGTGGATGCCGCCGCGGCTGCCTGGGCGGTGGGCAAGGCGCTCGCCGACCCGATCGGCAAGGCAGTCGAGTTCGAAAGCGCAATGGCTGACGTCGCCAAGGTGTCGGACTTCAGCACGGCCGGCCTCGACCAGTTCGGGCAGGATCTTCGCCGGCTTTCCACTTCGGAAATCCCCATGGCGGTGACCGAGCTTGCTGCCCTCGCCGAGAACGCCGCAGCGGCCGGCATCGATGATTCAGAGTTGCTCGAGTTCACGCGCTTGACTGCGAAGGCTGCGCTCGCATGGGGCGTGTCCGGCGCGCAGGCTGGCGAGGACCTGGCCAAAATTCGCGAGGCCCTGCGGCTCACCACTGGTGAGACGATGCTCTACGCCGACGCGATCAACTTCCTTTCCGATCGCACCGCGTCGACGGCGCCCGACCTTACCGAATTTACACGACGCGTTGCCGCCCAGGGCGAGTTCTTCGGGTTCACCAAGGAGGAAACTCTTGCCTTCGGCGCTGCGATGATCAGCGCGGGTGCCGAGGTGGAAGTTGCCTCGACTTCGTTCCGCAACATGGGGAGAGCCCTGACCAAGGGCACTAGCGCCAGCAAGAGCCAGCAGCGGGCTTTCAAGATGCTGGGCCTTGATGCGCGCAAGGTCGCCGCAGGCATGCAAAAGGATGCCGTTGGCACGACGATGGAGGTGATCAAGCGACTTGGTCAATTGCCTGCCGAACTGCAGGCTGCCGCGATGGGGGACCTCTTCGGCGACGAGGCTCGGGCACTAGCGCCGCTGCTTGGCAACATGGGCTTGCTCCGGAAGACGCTCGGCTACGTGACGGATGAGACCGACTATGCCGGCAGCGTCGCAGCGGAGTTTGCCCGTCGAGCACAAACGACGGAATTCAACCTGCAGCGTCTGAAAAACCAGGTTGATGGGGTGGCTCTGGCAATCGGCAATGCGCTTCTGCCGGCCGTCAATGGCGTTGCCGCCGCAGTGGGCCCAATGATCATTGCCCTTGCTGACTGGGCCGCTGCACATCCCCAGATCGTGCAGGCCATAGTGGCGATCATTGGTGGCCTTGTTGCTCTGCGGGTGGCGTCGATCGCCACGCGGTGGGCGTTCCTCTTCATGAAGGGCGGGATCCTCGACGCGGCGCTGCTCATGAGCAGGGCGGCGGCAGGCATCCTTGCCCTCATCAACCCGCTCAACCTGGTAAAGAACGCCGTCACTGCCCTGCGCGTGGCGTTGATGATGTCGGGAATTGGCCTCGCGCTGGCGTTGATCGCGGCGGCGGGCACGTGGATCTACAACAACTGGGACGGTCTGGTCGCCTTCTTCGAGGGCTTTGGCGAAGGCGTCTCCGCTGCGCTCGCGCCCGTCATGCCGGTCATTCAGCCAATCGTCGATGGCGGAAAGGCTATCCTTGATTGGGTGACGGGGCTTCTCGGACCGGTGGGGGCCAGCTCGGACACATGGCGCGACTGGGGCAAGGCGGCCGGAACAGCGGTCGGTGATGCCGTCATAGCCGTTGTCAACAAGGGGGCCGAGATCATTGCCTGGTTCGAGGCATTGCCGGGGCGCATCAGCTCAGGGGTGTCCGGGATGGCTGCGGCGGTAGTCGAACAGTTCAGCAAAATCGCGCAGCAGGTTTCCGAAGCATTCCTGTCGATCGACTGGATCGATATTGGCAAGAAGCTGATGAACGCCATCTGGGAGGGGATGAAGGCCATCATTCCGGCGATGCTCGACGGCCTCGGTTCGGCGATCGCGCAACTCAACCCATTTGGTGGCGGGGCCATCGAGGCTCCGGTGCAGGGACATGGCGGCAATGTCATCTACCCTGTCGGCCAGGCGCCTGGTGTGACGGCTGCGAAGGCCGCCGGTGGTTCGATCTCTGGCGGAAAAACCTACCTTGTCGGTGAGGAGGGGCCGGAGCTCGTGACGCCCGGTCGATCGGGCTGGGTTCATCCCGCTGACGCGACGGCGCGATTGATGGGGGCAGGGCGCCCCCCTGTGACGCTTTCCGTTTACCTGGGCGGCATCACCATCCATGGCGTAACCGATCCGCAGCAGGTTGCGGACCTGGCGATTTCCAGGATCAACGAAAAGCTGGGCGACGCCGTTGGCGGCATGTTCAGCGATATCGAGTTTGCGGGAGGATAAAGCCGATGCTCTATCAGTTGGGGCCGCTTGCGATCGACACCATGCCTTTCAGCGCAGACGCCATGAGCCGGGACGGCGGGGGCGACCTCGCTGCCAAGGATGTCATGAACAGGCTTCGCCCTCGCGAATTCATGGGCGAGGCCGACGAGAAGATGCAGATCAGTGGTCAACTGCTCCCGGCCAAGGTTGGCGGCCTGACCGAGCTTGAAATGGCGCATGCCATGAGCAGGGCGGGCACCGCTCTGCCGCTCATGCGGGGCGACGGGAAGATGTTCGGGTGGTTCGTCATCGAGCGCGTCTCGGAAGCGCATGTCGACCTCCTGCGGACCGGCGTCGGCTTCACGGTCAAGTACACCCTCGAGCTAGTGAAGGTGGAACCGGATTCGTCCGATCAGTCGGGGTCGCCTTCACCACAAGGCATTGTTGGCATGCTGCTCAGCTTGTTCGAGGCTCTGTAAAAAATGGAAACCATCATCGTTCAGCGCAGTCGTACCACGGTTGACCTGCTGCTTTGGCGGCGCTTCGGCATCGCGGGGGCGCAGCTCGTCGAAGCGACATTGCAGCTCAATCCCGGCCTGGCCGGGCTGGGGCCCATTCTGCCGATAGGAACCAATGTCGTATTGCCGGATGCGCCATCGACTGCCGCATCTGGCGCGACTCAGCGCCTGCTCGACCTTTTCGGAGGCGAGTGATGGTGTGGAAGGTGGACTGGGAGGTTTCCATCGATGGGCGGAACCTCACCTCAAAATGGGCATCCGTCCTGATCGACATCGAGGTCACAGACAAGGCTGGCGCAACATCCGATGCCTGTTCTCTGACCATCGACGACACCGGCGGGCAGATCCGCCTGCCTCGGGAAGGACAGCGTCTAGTCGTCAGGCTCCAGGGCAGGAAGGTGTTCGAAGGCTTTATCGAGCAACCTCAATCCTCGGGAAGCCGTAATGGCGGCCGCATCCTCAAGATCAAGGCCAAGAGCGCTGACACCGCCGGAAAGGCCAAGGAGCCACAGAACTTCCACACCGACGATGCCACGCTCGGGGAATTCCTGGGCGACGCTGCCAAGCGCGCTGGTCTGGACCTTGCCATCGATCCTTCCTTCGCCTCCGTCAGGCGTGACTATTGGTCGGCGGAAGGGGAGAGCTTCTTTGCACTGGGGGAGCGCTGGGCGCGGAGGCTTGGCGGCACGTTCAAGATCCGGGGCGATCGTGCTGTTCTTGCTCGCCGCGGGGAGGCAACCTCACCATCGGGCAGTGCTCTGGCAGCAGTCGCCGCTATCGTCGGGGTGAATGTCATCAAATGGGACATCACGCCGCGCGATCCCCGCCGCACTTTCAAGAGCGGCACGGCGAGATGGTTCGATCGGGCAGCTGCCAAGTACAAGTCGACGGGTCTCGAGTTCGACGGTGACGATCCCGGTGATGCCGACAATGTGGCTCGGTTCATCATGGCTGACGAAGACGAGGCAGGCGAACATCTCGACGCCCGCAAGCGCGAAAGCAAACGCGAAGCTGGCAGCGGTACCGTCGAACTCGACCTGACCGTTGATGCAGTGGCGGAGGGGCAGATGACGATCGAAAATGCGCGGGCCGGCGTCGATGGCACTTACCGGATCGAGTCCGTCAAGCACAAGGCCAGCCGGGGTGGCGGGGCCACGACGACGCTCGAACTCAAAGAACCGGCGGGTGGTGCCGGCAAAGACAAGCGAGGCGCCCCCGATTTCGCCCTGCCCAGATCCGAAACCCTTGGGTAAGTGACGCAAGCGGCGCATCGCCGGGTAGTTGGGAGGCTCGTTATGGGGTGCGCCGCCGGCCTTTGGAGGCCAACGTCAACGTGCGACCGATGAGTGGGTTGCGGAGCGCGGGCCGGGAACTTCACGACGCAGTGATGGTTGATTAGGCACCATTCCAACGAAAGCGAACCACCCCATGCAACGTCGGGCCATGGGCCGAGAGCGTAAGATCACGGTCGAAATTCAGAACGCGTTGCACACGGCCAAGGCGGTCCCTGTTTCTGCCTGGCATAGTCGCGCGCGAAAGCTGCGGCTGATGGCGGAGCGGAATCGTGATCCGGCCGATATCGAGGGAGCGGCGCAGTCCCTCAAGGCAGAGGTGAATGCATCGATTCAGGAACTCGATCAAATTTCCCGGTCGCTTTCCGGGCTGGCACTCGCCGACAGTCGATTTCAGGACAAGATATCCAACCTCACCGCGCTTGAGCGGGAGCTGGATGCCACCATTGCAATCTGCATCACGGGGCGCGCTTCATCGTTGGCGTCTCGATAGTGACCTTGCTTAACGCGGGTGGCATGTGCCCACCCGGCCTCCGGGCGGGGGCGGCTGATGGCCTCCCCCGCCTGCCACTCAAAGCTCCAGTGTTCGGGTGACGCGGACAATGCGGACTGCAATGATCGCGGTGGCCCAAAGCCCGCCCACGGCACAGACGACGTAGGTTACCCAGGCGACCAGTGACCCGGCGCCCGCCGCGATGGCGATGACCCAGGCGACTCCGCCGACTGTGATCCATAGGAGCATGAGGAGCAGGGCCAGCACTGGGAAGGCGTAGACGATTGACGCCAGAATTGACCGCCGAGCCGGGGGCTCGCGGTTATCTTGATCCGACATAGGTTCGGTCCTTGATTAGAGAAGACGAAGTTGAAGACTTCAGGTTCTCTCGGGAGGACCGCATGCGAAGTAGGGAGATGTACCGCATGTCCTTGCGGAAGGACGCTTTTGAGCGTGCAGGACAGAGCGGTTCGGGAAATGGGTAAGATCCAGGAAGGCGCCGGGAACCAAGCCGCCGTCATGCCCATGTGACGGGGCGGCCGCTACCTGGCGCTGGACCAGGGAAACCCGGTCGGAACGCGAAGGCATGACCCAGTTCGCGTCTGCAAGGCGGTATGCGGGGCTATCATGTCCGACATCGATAGCCTCCGAGCCCGCATGCGCAAGCATGCCGACGACCAGCAACAGCGCCACCAGGAGCGAGCCGAGTGCGTGTGCGGTCCTATTTGTGAGGTGGCCGGCTATGTCGAGGGTTCCCCTGTCATGCCGTTGCCTATAGCCGCAATTGTGCGCGGGGGCATCTCAAAACGCGCTGAGGAGTGGTGCGCCACCTGAATAGGGGGCTCGGTTGGGGCGCACCACTCTGCCCGTCACGGGCTCGTGATAACGCTCCTGCGTCTCAAGCGTTCCACCGGCGCAAAGAAGAGCCGCGCTGAGACGACGCGGCTCAAAGAGGCATTTGACTAAAGTGGATGTCAGGGTGGCGAGGCACTAACGAGTGCCTGCCACCTGATCAAACGCCTCGGAGCGGAAAAGGTTTCAAAACTAAGGCCCGTGTGGGCACGGGCCTTAGTTACGGGGATTTAGTAGTAACCCGCTTGGGCACGGGTGCTGAACCTTAGCATCACTCCGCGGATGTCGGCCAGACCCATCGTTACGGACGCCTCAGACCTTCGACCTTCGCCAGCCCGCAGCCCGGGCTTCCTCTTCGGAACAAAACCAGCGCTCCCCGTGGGAGGGCTGGATGACGGTGTCGTTGTAATATTTCTGGCCGGGCACATGATAGATGCGCTCGCCTTTGGTGTTGACGTTGCCCTTGATGTTGCATTCCCGCGCCGCAGCCAAGTCGGCGTTGCCGATGGCAGCTGCCACGGCAGCCACGATCCAAAGTAGTTTTCGCATTTAGAGCCCTCCCTCCTCCAAGGCAGCATCATTTTGCGGCCCTGGCAACTTTCGGCCGCCGCGAGTGGCCCTTTTTCTTTCCAACATCGATAGGAGGCCGACATGGCCAAAGGTAATCTGCCAGCGGTGCTGGCGGAAACGCTCGCCTATGAGGGCGGGTGGTCCGATCATCCGTCCGATCCGGGCGGCGCGACGATGAAAGGGATCACCCTTGCGGTATTCCGGCGGTATCGGCCCGGAGCGAGCAAGGAGCAACTGCGCGCCATTTCGGCGGCCGACGTCGAGCGCATCTACCGCGATGGCTACTGGGGTCCCGTCCGTGGCGACGACCTCCCCGAGGGTGTCGATCTCACTGTCTTCGACTACGGCGTCAACAGCGGCCCGTCTCGGTCGGCAAAGGACCTGCAGCGCGTCGTTGGCGCGACCGTCGACGGCAAGATCGGGCCGGCCACTATCGCACTTGTGAAAGCATCCGCGCCGCGCGCCGTGATCAAGGCTCATTGCGCACGGCGCCTGGGCTTCGTCCAGTCGCTCGCGATCTGGAACACCTTCGGGAAGGGTTGGGCGCGTCGTATCGCGGGCATCGAGGCCACCTCGCTCTCCTGGGTGTCGACCAAGGCCCAGCTCGAGGCTGATGCCAAGCAGGCCAGGAGCACGGCGGCCGCTCAGATCGGCAGCGCCGCCGGCACCGGCGCCGTCGGCGCGGTCGATCAGACCAACCACCTCTCCGGCCTCCCGATTGGCGTCGTCGTGGCGGCCTTCGTGATCGTGGCCGGCATCCTCGCAATCCGCATCGTCATCAACAACCAGCGGGCCGGCGCGCTCGCCAACGCGGCCAAGGAGGCCTGACCCATGCACTACCTCTGGGATTTCATCGTTCGCTGGCGCACCTGGCTCGTGAACGTGCTCGCCGGCCTGCTCCTCGTACTGCCGGACATTCTCACCGCCCTGCTCGGCTTCGACTGGAGCATGATCGTGCCAAAGGCCTACATGCCCTACGTCACGCTGGCGATCATCATCATCAACATCCTGATGCGTCCCCGGCCGGCGGTCCGCGCTGACGACCCCGAGGCGGAAGTCACGCGGCTGCGTAAGCAGGGCGTCGACTTCACCGGAGAGCAACTCTGATGGCGGCGCTGTCAAAGAAGCTTCGAAGCCTCGATGGCGGGCGGGTTGCCTTCTGGTGCCCTGGCTGCCGCGAGGCCCACCAGATCACCGTTGTGGACGCGCCGAGCCGCCAGGGCCCGGTATGGGGCTACAACGGCAACCCGGACGCGCCGACTTTCACGCCGTCCGTTCTTGTGCGCGGCGTACGTATCGAGGGCGGCGATGAGGAGCTTGACCGCATCCTTGACACCTGCAAGCTACCGGAGGACCGGGAGCGCATGCTTGCGGACAAGCGCATCAATACCGTGTGCCATTCCTTTGTAACCGATGGTCGCATTCAGTTCCTCGGCGATTGCACGCACGCGCTGGCGGGGCAGACGGTTGACCTGCCTGAACATTGGGAGGCGTGTTGATGCTTCTTCAGACCGTACTAAACTGGCTCGGTGGCGGCGTGATCAGGCAGTTCACCGGTCCTCTTGTCGAGGCCTACAAAGCCAAACTCGCGGCGCAGAATGACGAGCAGAGGCTCGCGGCCGAGATGGATATCGCCCGGATCGAGGCGGCGCGTGACATCGCCGTCGCCGAGGCGGGGCGCGCCTGGTCGGCGACCGCGGTCGGCCGCTGGCTTATCGTGGTGCCGTTCGGCATCTGGTGGGCGGCGATCTACCTAGTGCAGCTGATCAATCCGTGGTTCGGGCTTCACCTCGTCGTTATCGCCGTGCCGCCCGACATCATGGAGATGGCCAACATCCTCGTGCCGGCCATCGTCATTGCCGATGCCGGCGCGCTTGTCGGTCGCCGGATCGCTGCTCGATGACCCAGAGCGAAGCCTATCGTCTCCTGCTGACGATGATGCAGGACCTCAAGGACGACATGGCGGCCGAACGCGAGGCTTCCCGACAAAGCCGGGGAGCTATCCGCGATCGCGTCGAAGACGTCGTCGAGCGCTTGGGAAAGCTTGAAACGACCATAGCGATCTCCGGTCAGGTGGAGGCGCAGGTTCGAACCGAGCTCGACGCGTTGCGGGTGCTGGTAGAAGAGCAGCACGACACCGTACAGCCCACGATCGAAGAATGGCGCCGCATCAAGACGCTCGGGATCGGTCTATGGGGAGTGCTGGCCTTGAGTGGTTTGTCGGTTGTCGCGTTCCTGGCCTGGGCGGGCGAAGGGGCGGTGAACGCCATACGGGCTTGGTTGAGGATATCGTAG